AAATTTTTTGCAAAAACACATATTCATTCGGATGGAGGGAATATTTTTAAAAGTATTGTTCTTCTTAATGCTGATAAACTGACAATGGATGCTCAATCTGCATTACGAAGATGCATTGAGCTTTTTAGTCATAATACGCGATTTTTTATTATTGCTGAAGATAAATATAATTTGATGAAGCCAATTTTATCAAGATTTTGTGAAATATATGTACCTGAACCAGTGATAAATGGTTCTATTATTAATTTATATCAACATAATTTGAATGAAGTGTTTCATATGAAAGATATAAAAAATCATCATTTAGATTGGCTTAAAAAAGAGTTAACAAAATATTCTTTAAAAAAAATTAGTTTGGAAGAATTAATGGTATTATGTACAAAGTTATATGAAAAATCATATAGTGGTTTGGATATTATAAATCTATTAGAAAATCAAAAATTTTTGGAAAATAAAATGACTTGTGAAAAACGTTATGAAATGCTTTTATGCTTTCATAAAGTGAGAAAGGAATTTCGCAATGAAAAATTGCTAATGTTATTTATATTGAATTTTGTTTTTTTGAGTTCAGAATTATCTTTAGAAAATATCAGTTTTATGTAAATGGACGATTTCAATGTAAGTGCGCTTCATGAATCAAAAAATGAATGGGGTTCTCGTTTAGTTACCCTCTTGACACCATTAATAATTGATGGATATAAATCTATTTTAGATGAATCATTAAAGCTTTGTAAAGAAAATAATGAGAACGATAAATATTTAATGACATTCCAGAATTTAATTTCACGAATTCCTAAATGGAATTCTCAAATCATTGAGACAGAACGTAAAAGAATTGTTGATAAATCAGGATGCAATTATTTAGAAGATTTAGTCACATGTGTTCATATTATACAACTTAAGGTTCTTACTGCTATGCGTGTTGGTCAAAAGCAAAAGAAGATTGATATCAATATTCCTAAGTTAGATGATTTTATTCACAAAACTTATGTAAATGTAGCACGCAAGGTTTATAAAAATGTTTACTTGTTTGAGATTAATATACCACCATTACAAGTACAAAAAAATCATAGAGAGCTGGAAATCATTATACAAGAATGCATTTTGAATACATTACGAGAGAGTATCCCAGTAGAAGCAATTTTGAAAGCATATATGGATGAGACAACAGAAGAAGATGTAGTAGAAGAGGTAAAAGAAGAAATTATTAGCGAGCCTATTAAGCAGCCTATTGTGGCAGATGCTGCATCTCCAATCATTCCTATTAAAACAGAAGAACCGCAATTTTCATCAAGATTAAGTTTTAATGATGTCGACATGATTAAGTCAACTGATGGTTCAGTATCTTCTATTAATGCACCAAAAGATATTAATACTTTGGAACAAATTAGTGAAATCAGAAATCAACAAAGAAAAATGGAAGAAGAAGATGATGATAATGTTAAACTTACTATAACAGACCAAACTTTTAATTTAGATGCTTTGGATGTTCATAATATTGAAGAACCCAAAGTTGAATTATTGCCTGATTTATTAATTGATGATATTGAAGTTTTAGAAGATTTCTAAATAGATACATATCTATTTGCGTATAAATAAAAATAAGAATATTTAACAAATATATTAGATGGATAATATATTTGTGATTGCAGCAATCATATCAATCATATTTTTAATTGCAAAATTTCTAGAGATGAGATACATTGAAAAAGATAGTAAACCTTTAAAATTGTTAATAAGAGATGCTCTCTTAGTATATTTTAGTGTAGTTGCTGGACATTATTTAATAAAACAGGTTAATCCTATTATGCATAGTGTTGGAGGTGCACCTCAGGTGTTTACAGATAATCCTGATTTCTAAAGTTAGCAAATTCATTATCGCCCAGTCCATACTTTTACGACGTGTCTTGGTATAGTGCCTTTTTTTAAGTTGGCTTCATATTGGTCAAAATTATAACCCCATGTTTGATATTTCATGATGTTACCAAATAATGATTTTTTTTTGAGTATTTTTGTATTTTCTGTGAAAAAAATACATCCCATAATTCTCTCTAAACAGCATCTATCAGCTCTGCATTCAACTCTATCTATCATATTTGTAATACCATATTTGTTTTCAATACGTAAAAGAAAATCATGATTTATATAAGATTGAACACCAAAACATCCATACCATTTACTTTTTGGCATCATTTCAACACCATTATTGGATAATTTTTCTTGTATTTCATATCTATTTTTTAAAGAATTTGATATTTTTAAAGTATTATTAATATTTTCATTATCAGAATAAAAAAACCATAATGGTATTACATCTATATTTTTTAATAAATCAAAGTTAAATCTAGTATGAAAAAAAACAGAGTCATGAATAATAACTGCATTATCAAAAAATTTATTTTTAATAAAATAGTAATATGGTAACAACTCACCTCTGCCTGGAAATGCAGATTGTATAATTTCTATATTCTTATATTGATGTTCTGCTTTTACTAATTCTTGGTTACTATTATCATCAATAATAACAATTTTTCTATAAGGATAATATGTCCTTAATAATTTTACTGCATGGTTCCAATATTTATTTGTAGTTTCAGAATTTACATGTCTTGTAATAATAAAACCAAAAGAGTTCATAATATATAAAAGTATAAAATATATTATGAAATAAATATCTATCTATAATATTCATCTATATAAAATATTTATTTGTATTTTCATTCTAAATACACACAGGTATTTCATCAATATTTATAAAATCTGTGGTTACTTTGCCATCAAATAAAAAGGCTTTGAATTCTGGACGTTCTAATTGTGCTTGTGGTGTATGATTATGAACACATCTCGCAATCATTTTATATAATTTAAAATCAGGATATCTATCAGCTCCATTATTTTTATATAACATATTTATACCTTTATCATCTAGACACCATTCAACAATTAATCTCTTTATAGGGTTATCACATGTACTTAAATCTTTTACTTCTTCAATATCTTCAATTAAATAATCAAATATGGAACAGGCTAAACGACATAAATCAAAGCTGTAATTTGGTTCTAAACGTGGTTTTTTATTATCTAAATATGGCTCTGTATTATATTGTGTTGCTGCATCACCTCCTGTTTGAAAACTATCACTGCAAAATAATTTTCCATCATATTTAAAAATACTTCTACCAAAATCAATAATTTTATAAATTCGTCCAAATGTTGGTACCTTGTAATACTTCTTTTTATAATAATAATAAATAAATTTTTTATCTGTTTCATTATACATCACATTATTTGTGTGTAAATCATTATGTGTAAAATTGAATGCTTTTTGATAAGTAATTAAAATCATAATAATCTGCATGAGAGCAGAATACCATTCTTCATAAGATAAATCATTATTTAGAATCAAATCATCAAATGTATTTTCACATAATTCCATACAAATTACTTGAACAGGAAATTTTGGTATTATTACATTTACTTCTTCCTCATCTTCAATATCTTCATCATCCTCATCATTATCTGATTCTTCATCATCTTTTTCTTCATTACTATTATTTTCATTTACCGACTCTTCATTATCATAAACTTCATTATTATTATCAATAATATCATCATCTGCTGTATGAGATGACCTAGATGAACAAGTTGAACTAGATTTTAATGTAACATGAGTATTGTCTTTATTATCTAAAATACTAGAATTTGTAATTTCTACTAAATCAATAGACATATTTTTTAAATCATTCAAATTCAAAGAATTATCATCAAATAATTCTTCAAATACATCATTATTAATGCTTTGAACAGACAACTGAGATTTTGCACTTGTATTATGGTCAATATGAATAGGTTTTAATTTAACTTCTTCATTTTTAAATAAATGTTCATAATTATCTATTTTAAACAAGACATTTTTATTTTTGTTAAAAAATTCAGAATTATTTAAATAATCAAGATCATCAAAGACATTTATTGTAAAATTATTTTTAATACCCAAAAAAGAACCATAATAATCAACACCATGAGGAAAATATTTTGAATATGTTAACTGACTGGTTAAATATAAAAATAAACCATCTACATATGCCGAATTATTTTGATCTATAAATTTGCTATGACAATCTTCCTCAGTAGATGTAAATTTAGGTAGTGTAAATATGCGAGGATCATTAATATTATATTTGCCTATTAAATATTTATATGGGTCCAATAAAGGTGCTATTTTAAAAAATAACTCCTTATCTTTTACTTTATCATTTAGTATATTCTTCACTCTGCAATTATATAAATGACAATCGTCGTCAATTTGTCCTTTTATAGTCGAAAGAAACCATTTATTATTAAAATTAATACCATTGAAATTAGTATCATTTAATGAGAAGAATCTATTATAAATTGGAATATAATTTTGTGCCTGAGAGAGAAAAAGTAAGGAAGGATCTTCTAAACTTTTGAAAAGTTCAGTATTTTTTCTTTTCTGATAGTTGACATTTATCATTCTTTAGCTAAATAATATATAAATTATCTCAGTTTTTAACTTATTATTGTGTATAAATAATAAATGCAATATTTATTAATTTAGTTCTTTTCATGCATTTGCGTAAAAAGAAATAAAATATAATTTCTAAAACTAATAAATATGACACTTGAACTTAAAAAGTTTGATATGAAAAGTATTAGTTTCAAGCCAAATGAAAATAAAGGACCTGTTGTCGTGTTAATTGGTAAGCGTGATACAGGTAAGTCTTTCTTGGTAAGAGACCTTCTTTATTATCAACAAGATATTCCTATTGGAACTGTTATCTCTGGTACAGAAGAGGGTAACGGATTTTACGGCAAAATGGTGCCGAAACTTTTCGTCCATACAGAATATAATACTGCAATTATTGAAAATATATTGAAGAGACAGCGCACTGTGTTGAAGCAAATTAAAAAGGAAATGGAGACTTATAAACGCAGCAATATTGACCCACGTGCCTTTGTTATTTTAGATGATTGTCTATATGATAACACGTGGGCTCGTGATAAAATGATGAGACTTTTATTTATGAACGGGAGACACTGGAAGATAATGTTGGTGATAACAATGCAATATCCGCTTGGTATTCCTCCAACATTGAGAACGAACATTGATTATGTGTTTATTTTGAGGGAAAATTATATTGCCAATAGAAAACGTATTTATGAAAATTATGCTGGTATGTTTCCCACATTTGAGAGCTTTTGTCAGGTCATGGACCAATGCACAGAGAATTATGAGTGTCTAGTCATTAATAACAACTCCAAATCTAACAAACTGCACGACCAAGTGTTCTGGTATAAGGCCGACAATCATGGCGACTTCAGATTAGGGTCTAAAGAATTCTGGGAATTATCAAAAAGTTTAAAAGATGACGAAGATGAAGAACAATATGACCCAAATAAATCGCAAAAACGCGGAGCTGGTCCCAAAATCAGTGTCAAAAAGGCGAATAAATGGTAAGAAAATCGCTTCTCTTTTAGGAAAAGTTGCTTTTGTTACAACAAAAGCGAGTTCAGAAAAACACGGAGGACAAAACAAGCAAATAATATTATTAACCATCAAATGTTTTAAATCATTATGTTTACGTAAAAAAGTCTATAAGAGAGAAAAAGATACAAACCAGTTATTGTCATCTTGGGATTCAATATCAAAGGCTGCAGAGGCTGAAGGAATTTGCGAGGTTAAAATAAGTCGTTATATTAAATCAGGTGTTGTATTTAATAATGATTATTATTATACGACGGAAACTATATAACTTTTAATAACTACTTAAACTTTGTTTGGATTGTTTATTTTTACGATAACAAGTAGGACATGTTTTCTTCCATGTTTCATTAGGTAATTTTTTAAAAGTATCTGAACACATATGACATGTTTGTTCTAATACATTATCTTTGTAACATTCTTTACTACAACAAGTCCTCCATTTATCCTTTTCATAAACTTCAAAATCTTCTTCACAATACTCACAATATTTTAATATTTTTTTATCTAAAAACCGACGATGACATTCTCTACATCTTTCTGAATAACTGATTGCTTCTTCTTTGTATATTTTTATAGGACAATCTGAACATTTTGTAATTTTTTCATCACAATCAGGGCAATAATTATCATCTTCATTAATATCAACACAAAATTTTTCATTACATCTTGGATATTTACATGTTTTAACTTTCCAAGAATCAATACATAATCCACATAGTTCTGTTTGATCTTTTGATACAAACTCTTTTTCACAATTAGCGCAATCGTCCATACAATACGTATTTGTATTTTGGTTTATATTTTTTAAAATTAATTTAAACCTTATTTCATCTTTAAAAATCTTATCTTCTTCTGGAATACATGAAGAACACCTACATATTTTACTTTTACAACAATTGTATATACAATCTTTTTTACAAAATATACAAATACTAATTTTAAAATCTGATGTTTTTTTATTTAATTTTTTTAATTCTTTTTCTAATTTTTTTCTTTCTTTTTCTTCCTTTACCCTTTTTCTTTCATTTTCATAATATCCTTCTGGTAATCCTTCTTCTCTTTCTCTCTTTCTTTCTTTTGCTTCTTTTATTTTTTTACAAGTGCTTTTATAATTTGGATCATTTTTACTTATAAGCCCATAACGTTGATTACAAACACTTCCAATTTGTATAGTAATACCTGAATATATATTTGTAAATTGATGAACATACTTAAGACGTTCATTGCATATACATGTAGAAGTCATTTCATAATCTAATTTAAAACCACATGATTTAAAATCACTTTCTTCAGTTATATTATTAAATGCTAACTTAAGGTCTTTAAAATTTCTAAATGCGCGGATCATATTTTCAGGATAGGTTAATAATAATATAAATGCCAAATTATCAGTTTGTGTTGGAGTTTTATTGTATTTTCTAATAGAAAATTCTTTTAAAGGTTCATGATACATATCATACCTACTTAATTTTGATAAATAAAATTGACTATTTTCATCATGTGCAAAAACATGTTGTCTTAATACTAGTTGTTTAAATTCTTCATCCATAACTAACTCAGTTAACTCATATTGTTTGAGATTATTTGTTTGATACATTTGAATAAATAATTTATATAATATAATTCTAAATCGTTTCAATTTTTTTTTAAGTATCTTCAAAAGTAATTGTAACCGGATACTTGATATAACAATAATCTCTCCAATTTGTATTTTGATTATTTAATTCACACCAATCGAATAAATACTTATTATTAGATGCTGTTTTAATAGGGAAAGGCTCCCATAAATGATATTTAAAATGAAATAGGAGATTCATAATACCCATCTCATTTGTTCTACAAAATGGATAATTATTCATTGCTTCAATAAGCTGTGTTTTATTGCACAAATCCAAAATATTTGTATCATAAATCCAAATACAATTTAACATAAATTCAGAAGTTAAAATAGTTTTATCAAATTGCGCAACGAGAGAATCTATTAATTCAGGTTTATCATATGACAATTGACAAGTAAATTTATTATAGTCAGTATGCTTACCATCTTTCGGTGCTAAAATCTTGTTTTTATAATCAAGCGACAATAAATGTGAAACATCGTCCAATACACGCAATCCTGCATCCAAAAAGACAACTCTTTCCCATCTTTTAAAATAATCATCAAATACATGTAATTTTTCCCATTGATTTGTCTTAAATAATTCTCTCTTATCACTATTCAAGAAACCATTTGGACCAATCTTTTCAAGAAGAGCACTCTTGTCTATTTGTGGAAACTTGACTTCAGTTATATTATAAAACTCCTTGAAATTAGTATTTAAATTAAAATCAATTGTGATTAGAATAATAGAACCTTGCCAATTACCACGACTTCTTAAATCTACAATGGTTTTTTTAGCCTTTATGAAATAAGCAATGTCAGAAACAAGAACAAATGTAGTATCTTCTTTTTCAACATATTTTGTTGTTTCATATGTATTAAAACTCTGGTAAAAATTATATTGTTCTAATGTTATTACTTTGTGAAAAGTAATTGCATCATATATTTCAGATTCGTAATTATGCAAATCTATGTGGAAACCATCATTATTCAATTGATTTATTTCAATATTTTCTCTTTTTTCAATATCTCTTATCCATAATCCAATGCATAAATCATCACAAAATTGTTCTTTCAATTTAATTAAGAAATAATAAGCCTCATTAATTCCGATATTACGAATATATGCATATATTTTTGCATATAATGCTTTTGATATTGAATATCCTGCACCACCAGACATGTATAAACAAAATTCATTTTTAATATGATCTAACTCTTTGCCAATATAATAATAGTCATTACAATTATAATTCTTCAATAATTTTTCTAGACGATTATGAAAGACAAATGTATCATCATCAATAAATATATACCAATCATAGTCAGGTATATTTGTATTATAAATGAAATGAATGTATTTCCATGTTATGTTCTGAGGGTCATCCATGCAATTCCAACCAAAATATCGTTTTTCTATATTTGGTTTGGAAGTCAAATAATAAATGTCTGATTTCGGGACGTCTTTTAAAAAAGATTCCATTTGAAACTTGACACGGGTATCTAAATATTTATCACAAGTAGAAATAATATAACAAATTTTCATAATAGTTATATTATTTGCCTTAGGTTTAAATTAAAATTGTATCTTATTTTTATTTTTTTATTTATAAAGATTTTGGTTCAATCTTTTCTAAAGGTTGAGAAAAAGGACCAGAAACTAATTGACTCTGACCATTATCTGTCTTTCCAACTACAATATTCTCTCCTTCAAACAACTCCATACAAATATCAGCTGTAGAAATATTCTCCTGCTCCTTCAAAGCAAACTCTTGTGTATTTACATTATTTACACCAACAAGATTTCCTTGTTCATCAATAGTCTGTGTCAATGTATTACCAGATTTCTCTGCATTCTTGATATTTTCATCAATAGCTTTCTGCTTTGACTCCTTTACACGTTGGTCAAAAGCGGTCTTGGCATTAGTCTCATTCTTCTGCTTCTCACTCATTAACTGGTTCAACTCCTCCTCCAAATACTCAACGCGTCCAGTTTTATAAGCTTCTGGATCCCAAGGCATCCACATGCCAACAGGTCCTACAAAAATGTTGTGCTTATCATCAATTTCACGTAACATTTTAGCTCTCAATTCAGCTTCTTCTTGAGTAGGATAAGAACCGCGAATCTTGATACCGCGTGTGCTTGTTTGAAAATTGTGAGCAATATCAAACTGCTTTTGCAATTCTTCTTCATTATTATCTAAATAAGTTTTAAATTCATCTTCAAAAGTAGTTTTAGAAATAATCTCTCTTTCTTCTTTAACAAACTCTTTAAAATCATTCGTTAAATCATCAAAAGAAATATTGTATTTAAAAGAAACAAAATTTAGAAATTGTACAAATTTTTCCATAGATTTATTTAATTCCCATTTCTTTAGGAATTCCTCAAAATAAAACATTTCTTTTTTTTTTAAAATTTCTTCCGGAGAACAAAATGAAACACATACAAATTTTTGTCCGGCAATTGGCTTATCCTCTTCCAATAAATCAACATATTTAGGATTTGGTTTTCCATTTATTTCCTTTCTCTCAAACCCTGATTTTTTTGAACTCTTATCTTTAGAACGTTCCATTTAGATATTTATATTATTTAATTTTAAGTTTTTTATCGCATATATATTATTTTTATCATATTTATATTTTTTTTCTTATTATTTATTATAATGAGCGGAGTTATTAACGTTGCTGAACTTGTTAAGAGAATTATTAAGTATCTTGTAGAGGGTTTGATGGTGGCTATTGCTGCTTATGCTATCCCTAAACGTTCTTTGAATGTTGAGGAAATCGTTTTGATTGCCTTAACTGCTGCTGCCACTTTTAGCATCCTTGACACCTATGTGCCATCGATGGGTGCCACCGCTAGATCTGGAGCTGGATTTGGAATTGGAGCAAACTTAGTTCGTTTCCCCGGTGGATTTTAAGACCATAAATGGTAATTAATTATTTTAATTTATATTATTTATTTTATAAATAATATAAAAGATAACAATAAAATATAAATCTAATTATATACTATGGCAAGATATAGTAGAAGAAAACATAATACTCGCAGACATAAAAAAACTAGACATCATAAAAAAACTAGACATAATCGCACAAAAAAGCAAAGAGGTGGCATTTGTTACGGCACAGGTGTAGGCGCAAATAATTATGACCCTAATTTTTCTATTTACAATACACGTACATTGCAGCTATTCCCTTATAAGCCTACTCAATAGCTTGTTTTTCACTAACACCATAAAAACTTATGTATGGAATAGGTAAAATTCCAATAATATTATATAAAATATTATGTGCTTTAATATTTTTAGAAACAAATTTAATAAATTGTGAAATATATCTTCTAGCCAATTTTGCATTTTTTTTCATATATTTACATTTTGTAAGTTAAATTAAATATTTTTCTAAATATTTTTCTAAATAGTTGGTATATATTCCCAATCCAAATCCAAGCAAATTTTTTTCCATATTTCATCTTGTTCCATGCGTTTTTCTGGGTCT